CTCAAGATTGAACGGATTTACTGCCATTTTTGTTTCCTCCTTTAATGATTTCTTTTGCTATTATCAATATAGTCTATCTGTACAGACATACTATATTTTGCAAGGCCAGGTGTGAGTGATGTGTCCACTCCATTCATGTTCGGATTCTCTGTCAACGTTCTCATATCATCTATGAAACAGTCTTCTCCGAAATCCGGGTAGTTACGGGCATCTGCCTGTTCGTTTATCCAATCCATAATGCCTTGGACGTCCAGCATTTCTTCAACATTCTCATTCGCTGCTATGTAATCGGGGTCTTTTACAAGTGCCTGATACGCAACTGAACGATAGTCTATGATGGTAAACGTATAGCGCTTTTGAACGCTTCCGTCGATAAACGGTTTGTCCATCAGCTTATCGTTTCCTTCTGTGATGAACTGCTTGTTATCGTCCTCTGCCTGTGTAAAATTGAAATACAGCGAACTGTTCTGAATTGCAGGACACTGTATTAAGAAGTCAATTACCGCTTTATTCTTATCCATACAGCTGCTTTGCCCTCCACTTAATCAGTCCGCGTAACTCCTTCATGAACTGCTCACCTTTATCGGCCATCATTGCTTTGTCCCACTCTTTAGATGCTTTCGGATGTACCTGAGTGCTATACTGAAGTGCTCTACCTGTTGGATGCTTGCTTCCTTTTCCTTTCGGACTTCTCCATCCTTTGATATCACCGTCTTCATCAAATAGAGGAAAGTTCGGTCCGTACACTTCACCGACATATTGATAGTGAGCATACGGTTGAATGTAGTGAACATAATCCTTTGTGACTTTGACTCTATCCTTCAGTGTATAAACACCACTTTCGCTCTCTGGCTTAGCCTTAGTATCAATTTCAACTGACTGTGCCATTGTTGTAGTACGAGCTGGTACATAGTCGTTACAGTATTTTTTGAAAGCTGTGTGAACTTGAAACATCAACGTCTCATCGTGAATAACTTTATCAAGCTTCTTCTCTATGGCTTTTGCATTCACGTTTACATTGACTTTCATGTTACTTGCCTCTTACCCAATAATGTGGATTGACTCTCATCGTTCCTACATTGATTGCAACTGCTTCGACTTCAATGCATCCTCTAAGTGGTTTGTACTTACTTATCAAATCGCTAGAGCGATGTCCTTTTTGGTATTCGTTTATCTCGTCTGTGACTTCGCCGTTGATAACAATATCCCCTTCGCCTAGTGTGAAGTACTGTTCCTTCTGGTCTGCCGGAAGGTCTACCCACACATACTTCTCACGAAAGTTTTCACTTTCTGGAATCCGGGCAATGGTGTTATTTGTTTCCAACACTACATCATTCACAGTAACTTTGTTTCCTGTGTACTTCCAGAAACAGTCCGTCAACACCGTACGATACCAAGTTATCTTGTTCGTCAACTTATCCTCGAACTTATTGTATACAGTTAAGGTGGTGTCCCACCAAGCAGGATAGCTACTCATTTGGATACACCCCTCTGTATAATACTTTTCGTCCTAAGCTATCTGTGACACCTTGTAAATACCGCTGTACAGTGCTTTCAATAGCATCCTTGGACATATCGACTAAGTCTCTCGCTGATAACGTGTTAAAGCTTACGGATACACCGTCATTTGACTGACTAGCGATTCCCGCTTGAACTGTTCCATCTGCCGAAGTGCCACCAACCACCATAGCCTGTTGCTTATCCTGCAGCAATCTAATAAGTGCGTACACACAACGCTTTACAGCTTCCGGAAGTTCTGTCTCGTTCTGCAGTCGAGTAAACGTATACCAATCCACCTGAGTTCTTGCCTCGAACTCAAAATCAGCAAAGGCGGTTTCGTTCAATGTACCTCCCATATTCTGATATTCTTCATACGTTAAATACATCAAGTCCACCGCCTTTCCGATTTATTTGTTTTTCCTTCTCCTGCTAGTGGTAACAGGAGGAGCTGACTCTTCTTTGGGCTCTTCCAGGATTACAGGTTCCGGCTTTTTGTAAGTCGTTTTCTTCGGTGCCTGTGCCTCAGCCTTCAGCTTCTTAATCTGAGCTTTCAAGTCTGCAATTTCCTTCTTTGCATCCTTGTAAAATCTCTGCAGTGCTGCAAGGTCTGTAGGAACAGTCTCTTCTACGACTTCGCCGTGTACTCCGAGAACGTTGTATCCAAGTCCTTTGTAGTAGTCTTTCTGCTCTTCCGGAATATCAAGGATAACATTGTCTCTGCGAACCTGAATCATGCCGCTTCTCTGTTCGTCTTTAGTGAGTGACATGCGCTACTCCTCCTTATGAAGAGCTTCCGCCCTTGGTGATGTTGTACTGAATTGCTCCAGCCTTCTTGTTCAGGATGAACGCATCCTCGAAGGACTCTTCGTAGTACACATACTTTCCTTCGGACATTGCACTCGGCTGATCCAGTCTGGAGAAGGTGTAGGATACAGGAGTGATAACTGCCAGAGGATGTACCAAGAACATATTGATCTGATCTGCACTAGGAGCAACTGCCCAATCCTGGGAGAAGTTGTACAGAGTCTTCATCAGAGTGGAAGGAACGGGTACGATCTGTACCTGATCCAGTCTGTTCACTCTACGATCAACAGCGTTCGGGCCGGACTCTACAGAAATCTGACGAGTCAGGGTGTTGTTCGCATCGATCTGTGCGCTCTTCAACAGGCTGTTTACTTCATGAGTTACATACAGGATTCTGCCGTTGGCAGGAACACGCTCATTATCCATCTTGAGCATCAATGCATCAAATACACCGAGTACAGTGGACTTGGTAAGAGCGGTGGTATCAGCGGTTCTCTTGCCGCCTGCTACGGGATCATCCAGCTTGATCCAATCGCTGTACAGCTTGGATACCAGGTACGCATCCATTTCCGGGAACTTATGCTCCTCGTTGAATACCTGGGTGATGTTAGCGATGGTGGATACCATGTTGGTCTGGTCGATATCCTTCGGATGTACAAGGGTACTCCACTTTCTCTCATTGGAAAGAGTCTTGGGCTCCCATGCATTCTCGTAGTTTCTCTGAGCGAATGCGATAGTATCGCGATTGCCAGGAACACGACCAGTCGTGCTGATCGAAGGAATCTCAATCGTCTTAGCGTTAATCCAACGATAGCGATTGTTGTTCGGGGTACTGTAAAGTGCTCCGAAGTTGAGTACATAAGGGAACATCTGGGACAATGCCCTGCTGTACTCAGTTGCGTAGTTGAGTGCTCCACTTGCAGTGGTGCCGTTGTTTGCAGGTGCTACATACGACATAACTTTGTCCTCCTCTTAATTTGTTTATTCACTATCCGGCATCCCGCGAACTCCCATAAAGTGGAAAGCATTAAGAAAATCGTTGCTATCTACAGGCGGTTGTTCTGCGCCAGGCGTCGGACTAATGAACTTTGGTTTATCATCAAGTGCGGGCTCATTATCATAATCGTCAAAGTACTCATCGTTAATAAATGCATCTGCATTTTCACTTGAGTACATACTAGCAAAATCCTCCGCACCAATGATTCTGCTATCTTCCATTTTGAGGTCTTTTGCAATCATAGACTGTATAAAGTCTCTTTTTGCTGCCTTACTCGAAAAGTTCTTGGAGTTTGCAAAATCTCTTACCGCATATTCGTATGCCTGTTTCTTCAGCTGCTCTTTGTACTTCTTTGTCTCTGTCTCGTACTTGTTCTTATAACTTTCCAAATCATTAGAAAGTGCTGTCAGTTTTTCTGCATCTGCGGTACCGGCTTCTGCCAACCTCTTTTGCAAGTCTTCCAAATCCGTGTTCCGAGTGTTAAGAGATTCATTAAGAGTTTCAATTTCTTTAACTCTTGTTGATAAATCATCTTCATACTTCTGCTTGGATACATACTGTCCTTCGCTCAAATCTACGAACTTTGCTTCATTTTCCTTACAAGCATTCATAAACTGTTCATAAGAAAGCACGCCATCCTCTGCTGTGTCAAAAAGTTCCTTCAGTTCCATGTTTGCATCTCTCCTTTACATTCTTTTTATATCTGTTATTTGTATATCCGCATTACAGTTTGCGGAGAATGTGCGTTCTTTATATGTCTTTACGCTGGACGTTTATAATAAAAGTCATTGCTGACTATTACTATCGTTGTACAACTTGGTGGAGATTCCAAGTAATGCACCTAAAAAGCAGTCAATCGCTGTAATAGTTCCAACGATTTGTTCTGCATACGGAAAGCCCCAG